AAAAAATTTTAGGAGAAGGTTATGAAGATTACTTAAATAGATTTGATCGACCAGACGATAAAGGTGATGGACCAAGCGATCCTTGTTTAGGACCTAACCCACCCGCATATTGTTTTACGGGTATTAGATCAGTTGAACCAGAAGAAAAAGAAGACCCATCAAGTGTATTTGCAAGATTTGGTATAACACCTAGAATCGCAGGAAGTATGTTTGCAGCTGATGGTGGTAGAGCAGGATTAATGGACGGTGGTATGTTGGTAAAACCAGGATTTGGTGGCACAAGGCAAGGATACAGAAGTGCACAAACACAAGAGTCTAAAAAACAGTCTGTAAGAGAATTTAAAGAAAGAACATCAGGATCAGATGACTCTGGACCATCTGGCCCACCAAGTGTAATTAGTCCTCCACCAAAAGAAAAACCTTCTACTAGAAAAAAAATAAAAAAAGGTTTGGAAACCATTGCTAGAACGGCACAAGAATTTAATTATTTAAATAATTTACGTAACTTAAATCTACCTGGCCTAGCTTTAAGTTACCTTGGAAATAAAATTACTGACTTTGTATTTCCACCTGCGGGTGCATCAGAACTAAGTGAAGATGAATTAAATATTTTAAGAGCTACAGGTCAATTAGAAGATCAAAGAAAAAAAATATTAGAAGCAACTGGAATAGGATCAGGAGCAGCAGGAGTTGGTGAGGTGCCAGATTTAACTAATCCAGACGTGTTAAATCAAATTGCAATAGAATCAGGACTACCTACTCAAAAAGAAGGTGTAATTGGTTTTAGAGAAGAAGTAGCAACACCTGGGGCTGCAAGCGCTATAAAAAGTATACAAGGCATGAAAAGATTTAAAGATCCTGATACAGGACAAGACTTAGGTTTTCCTGTTGAAGACGTTATAGAATTTGGACCAAAAGATTTAACTGAGGAACAAATTAGAAGTGTATATGACATGGTTCAAGCAGATCAACTTCCACGTACACTGGCTGCAGAAGGTGGGATCATGGACCTTGGACGACAAGAATTATTTTTAGGTGGTATTGCAAAAGGATTAAAGAAAGCAACAAGAGGTGTGTCAAGAGCTCTTAGAAAAGTTGCTAAGTCACCAATTGGTAAAGCTGCATTATTAGGTGCAGGTTTAGGTTTTGCAGGCATTGGACCATTTAAAGGTTTGGCTGGCACAAAGGCAGGAATAGGTTTAAAAAATTTATTTATGGGTAAACCATTAGGATTTAAAACAGCTGGAGATGCGGTGGCTAGATCAGGAGGTATATTTGATTTTATTCAAAATAATCCTACCTTAGCAATACTTGGCTCATCTTTATTTGCAGGTGCAATGACACCAAAAGAAGAAGATAATAACCTTGACTTAGCTGCTCTTTATGGACAACCTTTAGTGCCAGCAACAACACCAAGACAAATGGGCAGTATATTGGAAGGCTATAGATATAATGTTGCAGAGGGTGGAATGCCTGAGAAAGAACCTGTAGCTAAAAAGACTATGCCACTATTAGATATGGATGGACAAGAGATGGATTTAAGAGCTGAAGGTGGCTTTGTGCCAATAGGTAGAATGGAAAAGGCTGACGATGTGCCAGCTAGACTATCTAAGAATGAGTTCGTATTTACAGCTGATGC